TATTGTATTATATTCAATATCTTAAAGCAAAGGCATATATGGCTGGCTATCACCTAACAGATGATGAGTGGATTGCTTCTTGGCAAACAATAGGAAGTCCTACTAAATTTGCAAAAAAACATGATATTGCCATTCGTAATGTAATGTCCCGTAGGCGAACCCTAGAAAATAAGTACGGTATTATTTTAGATACCTTTGCAAGCGACAATCCAGCCTATTTCAAAAAAACGGAACAAACGCCTGGACATACTCGCAGAGGTATGGATATAGAAAAAGGCAGGGTAATTGTATTTAGCGATGCCCACTTTTGGCCTGATGAAACCACCACCGCATTTAAAGCCCTTCTAGAAACTATTAAAGAATTTAAGCCTACAGCCATTGTCTGTAATGGCGATGCGCTAGATGGCGCAAATATCAGCCGCTTTCCCAGAGCAGACTGGTCTAAGCTACCTACAGTTAAAGAGGAGCTAGAGGCTTGCCAACATTACTTAGGTCAAATTGAAAAGGTAGCAAAAGGCGCTAAATTATTTTGGCCATTGGGTAATCATGACCAAAGGCTAGAGATGTCAATAGTCGCTAACTTGCCTGCGTTTGAAGGTGTGCGAGGCACTACGCTAAAAGAGTATTTCCCATTGTGGCAGCCATGCTGGTCGTTTTGGATAAATGAAGATACTTGCATTAAACATCGATGGAAAGGCGGCTGGACTGGAGGCAGAAACAATGCCATGAACTCAGGGGTTAATATGATTACAGGTCATACCCATGTGCTTTCAGCAATCCCAGTCGCAGACTATAACGGCACACGCTGGGGAGTTCAGACAGGCACATTGGCTGATCCATATTCCCAGCAGTTTGCATACACAGAAGATACCCCTAAAGACTGGGGTCAAGGCTATGTTATGTTGAGTTTTGAAAATAAGAAAATGTTGCAGCCTGAGATTATTCGAGTTGTTGGAGAAGATTTAGTAGATTTTCGTGGCGCTTTGCACAAAGTCTAGCGCATGAAGACATGAAATCATTATCACCAGCCGTACTCAGGAACTTATACGCCTCTCTAGCGTGTTGCTATCCATTTACTAAATGGAAAATGCCTCTACCCGAAACTGTGGATTTTGTCGTGACGGCAGATGGAGAGATTATGGGTAGCTATTTGCTAGATTCTGGCGAGGACTTTGAGCATACGGTTACGGTATCGTCTGCTAGGTGCGGCCATTATTACACCGTATTAACTACACTATGCCATGAGATGATACACATGAGCTTTCACCGGCAGAAGGGCGATAGATGGCTGCATCACGGAAAGGCTTTTAGGGATCGCTGTAAGCTGGTTGCTACAGAACTCGGTCTAGATCCCTTGGAACTCTAAGTCTACTTTCCCAGTCTTTTGCTGACCGACTCCAAGAGCTGCGTAAAGGTAATTCCCCATTTAGACTCAAAACCTTTTGCACCCAATCCGTGAACACCGGTATTTCCACGATGGTGTTCTGGGCATAATGGCAGGATAGGGGATGTAGACCGTTTAGCTCCAAACCTCCGCACATGATGGAGTTCTGCTTGAGAGCCTTCAATCCCAAGGACTTCGGAGCAAAGAATACATCCGAGTCTTGCAGTCGCAGCCAATGTGTTCTTTTCATCTTTCGTAGCCATTACCTAAATGTAACCCAAATTGATATACCTAGCGCAATAAGTATAGCCAGCCCAATGTAATATGGTAAATCAATCATTGCGTAGCACGATCAATAGTACGATTAGTAGCCTCTTGGCTGCGCCATATCTCTATCCGAGCCTGTGCCGCTATTAGTTGCCACTTAAGTTTTTCTTCTGTTTCTACGGCTTCTTTTAGCCCTTTTAGCAGCTCTATGTAATCGTCTGTAGCGTAGGCTTCCATCTCTTTAGCAGCGATGCTAGAGGCGCTGGATTCCAGCATCAGCCGACTTTTAGCTGATCGCAGGTAGTTCTCTATATAAGTTCTATTTGCTTTTGCTGCGGCAAAGACTCCTGATTGCTTAATGATGAACTCGACTGCTTTGTTCGGGCTTGTGTCCATTGTCTTGTCATTTCCTGTGTAAGTATCTCGTACGCTTTTACGCCTCTTTTTTCGCATATCAGCGCCAGTTGTTTCCGTCTTTTTGCTAAAGGCCAAGTAAGTAAATCCCTAGCCTCACAGATGTTTCTCCACTCCTCGCTGCTTGTGTCCATCTAACCTTTCTTTTAATAAAGTCCATGCTACTGCTGCCACTCTAGGAACTTGTGCGTTTCCAATGGCTTTAATTCTGTCCACTTGTCCGGGAAGTCCATTAAAAGTTCTACATAATCCGGATGATAATATTGAGCGCAATCCTTGTTCGTTCTTATCCACTCTGTCGTAAATGATGCCCTGTAATCTGGGCTTCCCCAATATCTTTTGCTTGCAGCCCCTCTCCACATACTTGTTACAGGGGTCGGCAGCCAGCACCCAAATTCGTTCTCTCCTATGTGGGAGTCCAATGAAATCTGCTCCCAGCACTCCCCATTCCGCATCGAACCCCATCGAGGCCAAGTCTGCAAGGACTGATTCAAGTCCCCGAATAGTGAGCATTGGGCTGTTTTCAATAAATGCGTACTTGGGTCGTACTTCGCCAATAATTCTTGCCATCTCTTTCCACATTGAACTTCGGCTTCCAGTAATTCCCCCCCCCCTTCCGGCTGAGCTGATGTCCTGGCATGGAAATCCCCCAGATACGACATCAACAATTCCTCTCCAAGGCTTTCCGTCAAAGGTTTGTACATCATCCCAAATTGGGAAATTTGGCAAAAGTCCGTCATTTTGTCTAGCGCACAATACGCTTGCTGGGTAGACTTCCCATTCGACTGCACAGACTGTTCTCCATCCAAGGAGATGTCCCCCAAGTATGCCTCCACCAGCGCCTGCGAAAAGAGCCAGCTCATTCACGCCTGCTCCTCTAGTTGTTTAATCTTGTTGCTGATCCTGGCTCTCCATTGCTGCCATCCTTCTCCGGCATACGCTTGTACTCCAATCTCGTTTGCTTTTTTTATTGTTAATTCTTCCGAGCTATACCAAGGCAACTCTGGGCGCTTGTTTACTTTTGGCGGCTCGATGACAATCTCATCTTCGAACCGATAGGCGTTCAGCCAAGACGCCAAATGTGGTATGTAAATTAATTGCGTATCGTTTGCTTTCCAATACGCTATATGGTTTGGCATTACTGCTATTGCCAATGCCTGCTCTGCTTGCGTAAGGCGCTCAAAGCTCTTTTGCGCTACACGCTTTGCTACCTTTCTTGGATACATCCCCCATAACTCATCAAAACTCATAAAAGTCCCCACTTATTAAGTTGACTGGTTACAAATAATACTATGCCTGCAAAGTAAAAAGCAACAGCTACTATCTCTACTGTAAACAAGGCCATATCGTCTTGATCATACCCAGCCACAGCCCACAAGCCAGAGCCTATAAATCCTATAAGAATGTTACCTGGGTAAAAGTTAAGCGAAGTTAGCATTATGCTAAATAAACAAAGAATAGTACCAGCCCACTTTATCGTTATCATTTAGTTTCTGTGGTAAATGTTTTGTGGATGTTTTTCCATGCTTGCGATCAGCTCATCTATATTAAAAAAATACTGAATGAACCTCTGGCCGCTTGGCTCGTAAATGGTAAAGCTCACTTCTTTGCCTTTTTAGGTTTTAATGTTTCCCTGTGTAATTCCATTATTTTATCTGCTTGGGAAATTACTTTATTTTGCAGATCATCTATCATGCTATGTACTGCCCAAAGCGCACCGCTATATGGATCTTCTACATCTTCTGCAATCAGCTCAATCATATCTCTTACATTAGCAAGTTTGTATGCTAGTTCTTCTACATCGTTTGCTGTTTGCCAAAAGCTCATCAATGACTCCCATAGTTTGTGTAAACGGTAAGGCTATCTATCCGCATCTGCATCTCACGGATTTTTAGCTCTTGCGCTCTTAGCATCTCTGCTGCCTCTACTAGCGCATACATTGCATTACTAAACTGCAATGCGCTTTCTAGCTCATCTGCTAATTCCATAGCGGTTTTGCTGATGTCTACCTCTCCAGCAAACGGAATAAACTCAGTTGCCATTACTACCTCCTAGTGCCTTTATAGCCTTCATGCTTAACAAAATTTTGTCTAGATCGTTTTCTGCACGAATAGAAATTAACTTTAATTTGTCTGATGTAAAGCAAGATCCGTCATCCCGATAAAGGCTACCGGTAACGCTATCCATCATTAGTTTTCTATTGTTTGGGTCTGTGGCGATTTGGACTGGGGTAAGAATAATCTCACCTTCATTCAATATGCCTCTAAGTAGTATGCGGTCTACCAGCCATTTTTTTCGTAGGTCTTTGCCTGCCCAAGAAGGAAAGCAGAATGTGGCCTGAGCGCATAAGCCATCTGTAGATACTCGTATTCTTTTCATAAATTAAATACTAATCTACAAATCTACATTCGTGCAAGAAGTATTTTTGTATAGACAATGTATATACTTTCCTGATCGGGAAGAATTTAGGAAAATTTGCAGTTAATTAAACAAATATTCCTGATCGGGAAATTTGTATCTCATTAGATACAAAACCTAAGAGTTATGCCCATTTTGCGGTATAGACTTCCATAGCCTCTGCGTACCCATTTATCTTAGACATATCCATTGGTGTGCTGGTAAAGTGCGTAATCATTCGATAGCCATCTTTTATGCAGAAGTTATGCAGACCCTTATCTGCCATTTGCCTACAAATGTCTTGATCGTAAAGATGAAAGCCTGGTATGGATTCATCAAACCGCACATCTTGGTAAGTAGCCAGCATAAGGCCGTCTAAGTGCAAGCAAAACTGTTTGCCATCGCTAAAGTAGAGTATTCCATTGCGAGAATCAACAACGCTGCCAACGCATTGCCCTTCCCACCAAGGCGCTGCCTCTGTCTGACTGCCTATAATGCCGACCATACCGATTTCCTCTATGCAGTACGCTATAAGATTCATGCGTAGCAAGATTGGATTGGTAACAATAAGGTCATGGTGAACAAAGCATTTAATCTTATTCTTGGCTTTGTCTATGCCTGTGTTATACCCTTCTGCAATAGAGTTTGCGTTTTCTACAACAATCAGCTCATCGTCATCTTTAAGAATAAGCGATTTCAATAAACACTTTTCTAAGATGTTTTTATTGTGTGTACAAGCAATGTAGCTAATAGAATCCATGTTATTAAAGTTGCCTCTAAAAGAAAGCAGAAGAAACCAAAAGGCAAACCCCCCCAAACCCCCCCACAGAACTGTGGAAAGATCCCCCTGTCAATTCAGGAAAGTCAAAAGAAAGAAGAAAAAAGAAAACATCAATTCTCTGATGTGGAAAACTGGTGTTTTCCTTTTCCTAACTTTTTACATCTACTTCAAATGCGAACCTAGACTATACCTTACAACTCCACTTCCTTGCAAGCCCATCTGCCGTTAGGTTGTTTGTACCAGCCTAAAACAAGGATGCGCCACTTGCTGCGTATTAGTTCTGGCAGGTATTCCGACTCGCTAATCTTTTTAACCCTACTGCTCATATTGGATTTGCTAGTAATCTGAACCCCTACCGTTTCCCCATTGCCTACTGCCAATATATCGAATATATGGAATAGGTCTTTCTTGCGCCTGGTGAAAGCATTGTAAGACTCGACCACATCGCACTTATAGCCCCTAGACTCAAGCAAAGCGACTGTACGGCTGTTTTGGCTATTAGCCAAGGTCTTGCTCAGTAATGCGGCCTTCCGAGGCTTCTACGATCTTCTGATGCCATTTAGCAGGTATGCCGTTACGCATCTTCCAGGCATAGGCCGTTACATACTTCACATCTAAGATTTGGCATAAATTCTTGATTGAGCCAAATTCAGCCATTAATTTTTCAAAAGCAGTCATGGTTTCTCCTTGTAGAGTTTTATTCTACACCGTTACAAAAAAACAACAAAGTGCGTAAAAGCAACACTAAGGGTTTGTCCTAAGTAAAAATACTTTGCGAATCTCTACATTTGTAGATTAAGATTTATCCATGCAGTACTTTTATCAACTCGTGAAGGAGTAACAAAATGGAATACATCACAAACAACGGCTGGGTAGTAACACAAGCTATGTACAACGAAATCAAAGAAATTTGCCCTGATTTATCGTTTGAAGAAATCTTGCGTTTAGTTGATTTGTTCAAGCACCCCAACTTTAAAATTACCAAATAATAATTAACCAGCCCCCTTCGGGGGGCAACTCGTGAAGGAGTAGATATGAAAGATATTATTTTAGGTGGCTTGTTAGGATTTATTATTGTAGTGGTAGTTCTTGGCACTTATGGCTTTCGGATTGGCGTTTACACACTATGAAAGCCTTGGCATTTATCCTAGCAATCTCTTTGGTGGGCTGTGCGCCCATCCCAATCAAGCGCTATAAGACTGATGTAGTAGACCAAACGCCATGCTATAAGACTAACGATTGTCCTATGCAGAACCCCCCAGCGTTTCTGTTCTACAACAACTTTAACAATTCTTGGAGAAGATAATTATGTATAACAACGACAACTATTACGAGCCAGCAGATGACGATTACAGCTTGGATCTGCAAGAGCGTGTCTACGATACCGTTAAAAACGATCCAGAGTACGATCCATCCGATATGTTTAAATGGGGCGAGGCTATCCAGCAAAAGTGTAATGATGCTGAGATACAGGCTTTCTTGCGTGATTGCATTGAAAAGAAAGACTGGGAGAAGTTAGGCAGGAAGTTATACTACCTGTCGTTTGAGTATCAAGAAAGTCATGCAGAATATTTTTTAACCAAGTGAAGGGGAAAACCATGTCAGTATTTACTAAACTAAACCAGGCACGAATTAAGCTGCAAAACACAGAACTTACCAAGTCAGGCCATAACAAGTTTGCTGGGTATCGTTATTTTGAATTGGGCGATTTTTTGCCTACCGTACAGAACATCTTTGCCGATCTAGGTCTTTGCGGCATTGTGTCTTACGGCACAGAGATAGCCAGTCTGACTATTGTGGATACAGAAGATAACAGTCAAATTGTTATCACTAGCCCAATGGGATCTGCGGCTTTGAAGGGCTGCCATGAAGTTCAGAACATCGGAGCTGTAGAAACCTATCAGCGCAGGTATTTATGGGTTACGGCAATGGAAATTGTAGAACACGATGCGCTGGATTCGTCTGAGCCACTAACTACAAAGCCTGAGTTTCCGGTAGATTACTACATTGGCAATTTACAGGCAGCAGAAAGCCCTGCCGAACTCCGAACCGCCTATGCTCTATCTTACCCTAAATTCAACAAAAATAAGGCCGAGCAGGGAAAATTAGTTGCAGCTTACGAGCAGATGAAGGTGATGCTAAATGAAACTAGCACAACAACAGCCAGATAATGTATGTTCAGAGTGCGGAACAAAATGGGGGACACACAGACCAAAAGACCACCAGTACCGGATATGGGTGGACAGGTGCGATGTGTGTTCCGATTTGAGAGCAGTATGCGATGCCTCAGAATATGGATATTTAAAGGAAGGTTGGGATGGTGGAAAGGAAATTCTGTGCTAGTTGCCAAGTGGAAAGACCAGCTAGTGATTTTAAGCTGGTAAAGACTGGGCCAGTTACAAGATGGAGATGTGGTGTATGTTTAAAAAGATCAGCAGAACAAAAATATAAGGGGAAAAAAAGTGCAAAATAATTATGTTTATACCAAGGCTGGAACAGACATTACTATTCGCTGGGCAAAACTTTACAATTATATTCCGGCTAGTGAGCAGGAGTTCTACAAAAAGAAGTGGGCTGACTTTCGTGCGATTTGCAACCAGTCTATCGAGGACATTGTTCCAGAGGTAAAGACCAGTAGCGTTATTTATAAATGGAAGAAAAAATGATAAACAAACATTGCCTAGAGGCTTTCAATAACCTGGAGAAGATTCCATACCATCCGCAGGAATACTTTGCGCTAGGCTGGAACGCTGCGATAGATGCCATGTCTGCTGAGTTTGCTAAAAAATGGGAAATGGATGAGCTTTCTGATGTACCATTTATAACCCAGCCAAACAACGAATCAATGGAAGATAAAGAATGAGAGATTATTCAGAAGTGTATTTAGAAGCAATGAAGATGCTTAAAAGTTTTTATAACCATGAACTAAAAGAGAACCATGTAGAGGCAGCTAAGGCCGCTTTGGAGGTTTCTGTGCTGGCTAACCAGCTAAAGGTAATTGCAATGGAAAAGGCTGATGTATGACTATTGAACAGGGATCACCAGAATGGTTGGCAATTAGGCTAGGCAAAGTTACCGCTAGTCGTATTACTGATGTCATGGCTAAGGGAAAGTCGGGCGAGGCTGCCACTAGAGAAGATTACCGCACAGAATTGGTAGTCCAAAGGCTCACAAACGAGCCAGGAGAGTCGTTTACCAATGCTGCAATGGAATGGGGTACGCAGACCGAACCAATGGCTAGAATCGCTTATGAGGCGCAGGCCAATGTATTTGTAGAACAGGTCGCTTTTGTAGATCATCCTACAATCGAGTGGTTTGGATGTAGCCCAGACGGACTGGTTGGCGAAACTGGTTTAGTAGAGATTAAATGCCCAGCTAGTAAAACGCATATTAAGTATTTATTGGGTGGCAAACCGCCTGCAAAGTATGTGCCGCAGATGCAATGCCAAATGGCAGTAACAGACCGAGAGTGGTGTGATTTTGTAAGTTATGATCCACGCCTGCCAGAAGATTTACAGTTGTTTGTAGTGCGCCTTGAGAGAGATGAGGAATACATTAAGGCGATGGAAGCAGAAGTAGAAAAATTCCTCGGTGAAGTGAGTGAGATGTATTCTAAATTAAAGGAAATAAATAATGGCTTATGAACTAAAAGAAGGTAGCGGATCACTATTTAAGAATGACCGCAAAGAGAAACCGACCCATCCTGATTACGCTGGAACAATCATGGTCAATGGCAAAGAGCATTGGTTAAGCGGCTGGATCAAGGAAGGCAAGAACGGTAAGTTCTTTAGCATTGCAATTGGCAAGGAGAAAGAGCGTAGCAACTTTAAGGCCAAGGGCGATGACGAAATGCCTAAACCTACAATTGACGACGACATCCCTTTTTAGGAGTTGAGATGCAACAACAAGTCACCGATTTGGTATTAAAGTTTCTAAGGCAGGGCTTTACGATTGAGCAGATAGAGAAGGCGTTTGAAACGGAGCTAGAAACAATCCGTAAATCAGCGCCAATGCTAAAGGCCCAGAAAGAAGCTGCTTTAGCCCCATAAACCCCACAAGAGATAGGCTGCATCCTTCACAAGTTTTTGGCTAGTTCACTACCTATCAAACTAGCGCCCATGACCACTAAACAATTTAACCAAGCACTTCACGATCAATACGATCCCCCAGCGAGGGATGCGGTAACGAAATGGGTGAAGATGAAATGGGGTTTGGAGTGCAGGGAAAACCCTAATGTGTTTGGAGTAGATTTGCTCGTATATAGAGCAGATAAGTTAGTTGGTTATATTGAAGTAGAAGTTCGGAGTTGGGACTACTGCCACTATCCCACCATTCATGTTGGATTACGCAAAGAGAAGCTATTTCAGCAAGATCGCCCTGTGCTATTTTTTGCACTAACTCACGACTTAATCCATGCGTATTGGGCGAAAGCTCTGGTGATTGAAGGCAGTCCATTGATAGAGGTCAAGAATATAGAAGTTCCTGCTGACGAGTTGTTTTTTGATGTCCCAGTCAAGCATTTTAAATATGTAAATCTTACCGACCCATTTTAAGATAAATACAAAGCTCTTTCATCTTTTCGCCTGGTAGTTAGTCCTTTTAATTCCTTGCCACCGGCTTTGTTCCACTTTAGAAATTCCTCGGCAGCAGACTCATACTCGCCTCGATTGTGTTTCATGCGAAGGGTAGAATTTTGGAGATTACCGAGTCCAACATTGAAGGCAAAGCTGGTAAGTGCGCCAAAGCGACCAGGAGTAAGACCATTAGGACATAATCTTCGTACCCCAGCTTCAAAACTGCCCAAGTCTTTAGCAAGTATCTCATCAACTTCTCCCATTGATAGCGTTCTGTCCCATCCAGCAGGGATAGGTAAAGCCTTACGCTCTGCCAAAGGCACTCTAATGTGTGATTGGTCTATTACATGACCTACGCCAACAGTCCAGATTAATGCAGGACATTGATAGGGCTTAACTCTTACGCCCTCATGGTGTTTAATCATGTCAATGACACGCTGCTCTAAACTCATTTTGATTTAAAGGCCTGAGTTCCGAACCAGAAAGAAACAACACTTGCCCAGATAATTTGTGTTTCGCCATCCCACAACACATCAAGAGCAACGCTGAAATCTACGCCAGTTTTAACGGCATAGTAAAAGCCAAATATCTCTACAAAAGCAAATAGAAAGAATAAGCCATAAGTAATAAATGAGCGAGTAAATGCTCTAGCATTAATCACCCATTGCGCTGCGCCCTGACCGATAGCGATGTCGTGTGCATAAAGAGCCTCACGCTCCTTTTCTGCGCTTTGTATGCTGATCTGCTCTGTGCGGATTTCTTCTACTCTGGCTTGGGCTACATAGCCCTCTTTGAGCATTTTTAACTCACGCTCAGTTTGCATTTGTGCTAACTGTAGTTCATGCGCCTTATCAGACTTATCTTGAAAATAGTCCATTAGCTTTGGCAGGCCACCAGCCAAAAACGATACGAGAGTTGTAAGCAAAGTAAACATATTAACCTTTAAATAAATAAATACCGAAAGCTAAAGCGGCTGTAGCAACAACCCAAGCCCACATAAACATATCAAAATCATTTTTCACTTCCACATACCCCAAGTACACTCGTAAGCAATCCAAGCCGCAAATATGTAACAGAGCAACATAACGCTTTTCATTACTCGCCTGTCGTGCTGCTCCAAGTATTTATCTTGCCGTTCTTCCCACAACTTTCTTGCCTTAATACCTTGTATTTCATCCCAGGCGTGACTACCGTATTTCTTAGTAATCTGCTCTTGAATCTTTGTTTCTGACTGCCTAGCTATTAAAAGTCTTTGCCACTCATCAACTGCTTCAATAATGGTTGCGCTATCAGGATTAACTTGCCTAGCTTTTTTTCTTGACTCAGTTCTTTCTTTTGCTGCTGAATCTGCTAATTCTAAGACACCGTCAATTGCTTTAGATAATTCTTTGCTTGCTTTTACCGACTCATTAATACTGCTGGTGACAGCTTTAACGCCATCGGTAATTCCGAATGGATCTGACACATTATTTGCTTGTAAAGTAGTGGCTTATAAAACCAATAAATGTAGAAAAGGCTGATACAACAGCGATGCCCATCCAGAACCCACCTTTTCCTTTATTGGCAAGAGCTAATAATTCCTCCATGCCAACCTCTAGTTTGTCTATCTTTTTTTCCATAGCATCTACTTGAGCTACGAGTTGTCCATACTTAAAGAGGTCGATTTCTGTAGACATAGATTACTCGTAAAGAATGTTAATTGAACCAGCATCGAAGGTGTCTGTGCCGTTTACTGTGGTGATGCGTATCATATTTAATACTCCAGCAAGGGCTTTAGAACCAGCAGCAGTATTTAAACCATCGCCATTTGTAGCATCAATACTATAAACAGAACCATTACAAGTCCAAGTATTTGAACCTAAAAGTGAAAGCACAATTGTTCCTTGTAAAGAAGCAGTACTAGCCCCTGCGTGTTGCAAAATAAATCCTGTTGTAGCTATAACTCCTCTTGTTGTATTAACTGTAGTTTGAACATTAGAAACCATTGCAGAATAGCCTGTTGTTTCGGGTGTTCCACTTACCCCAAGTTGTATTTGTTGAATAGAATTGCCATTAACAGAAACGCCAGTTAACATTACAGTAATTCGTTTTACCCAAGATGGAAGGCTAGTAAAGTCAATAGATGTTCCGCTTGTAGATGCTTGTGCAGTACCGCTAGTTAAAGGATAAGCTCCAGTAGCAGATGTCCAACTTGTTCCATCTGAAGTTAATACATTATTGCTTGTACCTGGTGATACTGTAGTTATTGCAGAAGTACCATTGCCAATCAATACTCCTTTAGATGTATGTGTGGCTGCGCCTGTACCGCCCTGCGCTACAGTTAATGCAGTAGTTAAGCCAGTTATAGAAGTAATGTCTGAGTTAGCGCCACTACCAGCAGCACTTAGATTTGTTCTAGCGTTAGCAGAAGTAGATGCTCCTGTACCACCAGATGCTACAGGCAAAGCAGTAGACATCACTACAGCACCAGTAAATGTAGTAGATCCTGTTACGGCTAAGTTTCCACCTACAGTAAAGTTATCGCCTGATGCACCTGTTTGTTGGTCTTTTAGTTGGCTCATTAACTCACGAATAGCATTGTTAATGCCAGATGGAGCGCAGCCTTCTGCAATATTTATACTGTCTATATCTGTATTGTTAGCTGGTGTGCTATCAAATTCTGAAATTTTTGTTTTTGGCATTTTTTATCTCGTTAAAAGGGTTGTTCTTCTTGATCGGCAGGAATTGGATTTGTTAATAATCCACGAGTAGTAGTTGCTGGGACTGCCCCAAATCTACTTCTAATTACCTCGGGCATCCTACCTAAAGCCATCATTTCTTGTAATTGGCGAATTTGATCCATACCAAGTTGTGTTGCTCCAGCTCTAGCTAAGCCACCAACAGCAGGAACAGTTGCTCCACCAATAGCAGCACCAACAGGGCCACCTAGCAAAGCTCCAACTCCAGCGCCCATACCAGAACCAACACCAGTTTGTAATGGGCTTGTTCCTGCATACTTACCAGCCCATCTTAAAAAGTTTTGTAATTTACCACCTTTTGCAGCAGCAATAATTGCATCTTGTTCGGTCTTAGTAAAAAACTTTAAATCTTCTGAATCTGCAAGATTTACTAATTTTCTACGCAATGCAGTTTCTAATCCTGATTGTGAATAATTTGCAGTTGCTCTTAGTTCTGCGCTTTGCAAAATATCTTCAAGTGCTTGGGTTTTATTATTTCTTGTCCATAAAGCACGAGCATCTTTAAGTGCTGAAATAGCAGTTTTAGAATCACCTTTTAAAATATCGTTTGCACCAAGATTGTTAATGTAAGCATCAAATTCTTTTAATGCTTCTTTTGCATACTTTCCACTTCTACCACCAGATCCTTGTGCATCTCTAATAAACTGACGAGTTAAATCTAATTGCTCTAATGTTTGTGGAGTTTCAAAACTTTGTTGCAATCTACGCTGTACTGCCATTGCTCCAGTATCTTCTTGCGGATCAATAGCAATACGATCAGAAACGCTTTTAACAATTGATTGGCCTGCATTTTGTAGGCTTTCTGGTTTAATTACTGCACCAGCTTTAGCGGATCTTGCGTAGGCATCTGAGGCTGATGCTCTTAATTCTTTTGCAGTAGGAGCAACTTCTCCTTGCCGACTTTTTACACCAAATGGTGCGCCCAATCCCATAGCAGCAATTAATCCAGCTAAAGGACTTCCTGTAGCCTCAGTAACAGCTTGTGCTGTCATTTGCTGTGGAGCAGCAATAACAGCTTGCGTAATAGGAGCTTTGCCCATTTGCTCTGCAACATTTCTAGTTACAACGGATGCGCCTTCTTTTGCTAGTCTAGCTAAAGATGGCAATTGCGCTCCAGCACCGCCTATGCCAGCACCACCAGCCTCTATTACACGCTCTTTAGTGCTTGTTGGCTCTGCATAACCAGCTTTAGCCATATATTCTGATGCTAATTGACTTGGCATAGCTAATCTGCCTAAATCAGCACCAGTAATTTCTTTTACTCCACTAGAGGCTAAATTAATAAGTGTATTAAGAACATCGCCAATTGGTAGTGCCATTGATCCAACTAAAGCACCAGGCGCACCAGCTATAGCACCACCAGCCAAAGCACCAGTAACAGCAGGCGCAGCTCCACGAGTTAATAACTCTCCAACACGACCAGCAGTAATCGGTTGTTCCTCAAATGGATTTGCTTGTTGTTTTATGTCAAATTCATCAAATGGATTAGCCATTATTATTGTCCTTGTAATGCTGAAGCAGCAGCACCATTACCATATTTTTGATCAAAAAATCTTATCATTTGTGGACTAGGATTGCTTTGTAGTTTTTGAATTGCGCCACTTGGAATACCAGTTATATCTATTTTTCTTGGCGTAGATATTGTTTTTCTTATATCTTCCCCACCACCATAAATAGAATCATATTTTTTAATCATGTTTTCTTGTGTTTCTGTGGTTAAACCTTTTAATTCTCTCAAGTTTTTAATAACTTGATCTGCTGTTTGCGCTTGGTCTAAAGAGCCATAAATAGACTCAAAACGAGGCCATTCTTTTTCAGTCATATTGCCTACTGCTCCACCAGTTTTTGATTCTGCTCTCATTTTTGCAATTGCAGATAAAGAAATAGCAGATTTAACTCTATCTAAATCTCCTTTAGCATTTGCGGCAGCAGTACCACCAATTCTTGATTGAAGCTCTCCACCAAAACCAGTTGCGGATTTTATTCCGGCTTGATTTTGAAGAAGTCTATCTACAGTATCATTAATATCACGCATACTTATTGCAATACTTGTAGTTGCTGCTTGTTCTTGTGGCTGAACAATCATTAGTTCTTGTCTATTTTTTAAAGGTAAAGATGGGCTTGCAATTTGTGGTACGCCTTTTCTTTCTGTTTTTGGTATATCTGTTACTGATAATCCTTGGGCATCAGGAGTTGTAGTTTTTTCTGTTATTTGTCTGTTTAATGATTCAGCAGCACCACCTAAAGACATAATTTGCTGACTTGTTGGTGGCATTTTTCCAGTAGCAAGTTTATATTGTTGTTGTGCTTGTAATAAAACATCTCCACCAGTACCAGTTTCATAAACAAGTTTAGTTGCATCTATTACATTTTTAAGAGCATCTCCAGGCTTACCAATTTGACCAAACGCTAATACATCTGATTGAGCTTCTTTTGGCAATCTAGCAAAATTAGTTGTCCCGTATTTGCTTTGTGAATACTGTTGTTGTTGGTCTGATAGTTTTGCTGCTGGGCCACTAATTGCATTTCTTAACGACTCTATCATTGCAGCATTTCCAGACATTGCTAATTGTGGAGCAATTTTTTCAACATCAAAACCGCCTGGAGTTTCTACTACAGCAGGGCCTACTTCTGATGGTATGGCAGTTTGTTTTGGTGCTGTATATGCACTAGCAAGAAGTGCTTGTAATTGTTGCGCTTGTTTTTGCTTACGCACTAACTCTTGAACTTGAGTAGCTTTAATCATGTTCTGTAACGCAGAATCTATTTGACCTTGATAGCCACCTTGAAAGCCTTGTAGTGCCTCACTAAATCCACTTCCTTGTGGCATTAAAGATGGTGCGCCTGCTCTAGAAAATGCTGCGCCTGCGCTTAATAATCCAGACGCAAGTGCTTGGTTACGCAGAGATGACATATCATCTTCTGATAATAAGCCTTCATAATACGATGGAATTATTGCCATATTTGCCTCAGATTAAAGATATTCTAGGTTGCTTAGATTGTTGTCTGTCTTGCAATAAAGAGAGTAGTGCAGTAGTTGTATCTACTGGTTGTCCTCTACGCATCATTGCTTGCAATTGAGCCATTCTGTTTTGTTCTGCTTGTTGAGCAGTATTTTGCTCTTGCATTTTAGATCCACTTTGCCCTAATTGGCTAATTGCTTTTTGTTGAGCTTGTTTTTTGAACATATCTTGCATTGTTTGGCCTGATGCTTGTTTAGCAAGGCCTTCCTGCTTATATAATCCTTGCTCTGTATTGCCCATTAGTCTATCTAAGTAATTTACATTACCAGCATCTACACCTTGAGATTCTGCAAGCATATTTAGGTATTCTGGTGTGTAAGCAGAGCTAGGAAGTGAAAAAGCCTCTTGACCAGCAAATGAGCCAGCATTTAAACCAAGGTTAGATAAAAGACTATTCATTCCACCACCACCAGCAGTAGCACCAGCACCCTCTGCTGCACCAACACTAGCAGCTCCACCCTCACCTAATGCGCTTATTGCAGCAGGGCCACCAAAATAAGCAGCCACTAATGCAGCAGGGAAACCCCAGCTCATATTGAATGGCATCTCCCTATTCATAAAGGTATCAGCCTCAGAAAACCCTTTACTTATTGGTTTATAAATCTCATCTAGGAAATCTAAGTTCATTATTTGTCCTAAACTAAATCGTAGCGAACTTGTTTAATTCCATCTGCACGAGTAATAACTGCTTGTGGAGCAACTTCTTCCACTTCGTGAGCCATGTAACCAATAAACTTGCCATGACCAGCTTGGTCTTTCCACTTGGGCTTATAGTCAAACATATAAACTGGTAGATTGTGTTTACCATTACCAATATTGACAATATTTTCTTTTGTACGAATATCGGAAAATGCAGTATAGAGTTGTGCGCCTGTACCAGCAATTCCTAGCAAGTTACCTAGAGCTTGTTGTCCTGGGTTAGAGTAGATAGGCTGTTGTGATGTAGAAATACCGCCACTAGGTGCGCCATATACGCCACTTAGGAATGATTGCAGTTTTGCTTGTGGAAGATTTTGCTCGTAGTTGTAACGATTGATTTGGTCTTGCAATGCAGTCTGAGCATAACCTTCTCTGCCTTGTCCGATTGCTAGTAAACGCTGAATATCTCCGTAGTCTGCCTCTGCCATGCCAGGCGCAGCAGCAGTAGCAGCAGCCTGTCTTGCTCTTTCATCTGCATAATTCTGATAGGCTAACTTTCCAGCAACATCAGTAAGCGCAGTAGCAAAAGTGCCACCGGCACGATCTGTCAATTGACCATAAGCGCCAGATCCATAGCGACCAGCACTAGAGGCTTTAGAGGCTACATTTTGGATAGCATCATAGTAGGATTGTTGAGCAGCCTTAGCAGCAGGATTAAATGCGCCTTGAAAGAAAGGGTTTCCGCCTAAGTATTGACCCTGTACATTAGCCAAGTTTTCAGCCTGTGCTGCCCTTAGTAATGGACTGCCAGCCATAGCTCGTTGTTCACCAGACTGTAGCGCAGATAAAGTGGTTTCCGTAGGGCTTACATAGGTTTGCCCTGGGAAGTAGGATGGGCCTTGTGCTTCGTATAACTTCCTAGCCTCACCCAAACCAAACTCTACATAAGGCTTGAGCATTGGATCAATTTCGTTGCGAGTAGTAGTAGTTCTTTCTTGAACTTGTTGTCCACCGCCACCGCCAAAAAGACTTCCTATTCCACCCATATCAAATTTCCTTTATCCATTTTCTAGGCCTAAACCCATATTTTCTTGCTATCACATCCCATCCTTTACGATGAGAATCAAAAGTTACTGTACTTGCTCCACCAGCTTTGGCAATCTCTAATAGAGCCTGCCAACAAGGATCGAGGTTATGCTCAAAATATGAACACCATATATGTAGATTATCGCCTTGGGGTTGCAGAACCGAAAAGCCTACTATTCGGTTGTCCTGCGAGAAAGCCCATAAAAGAGCCTTGTTATTGAAACATTCTACATATACATCCTCTGGAATCCATCCTTCGGGTGTCTTACTTAAAATCTTTAATAAACCTTTTCTAACATAATCCCAGTACAGCCTCAAATCCTCTGGTTTTACATAGATTTTTTGCATACCATAATTTTACCTACAATTGGTAGAAAAGTGGTAATTATCCAACTATTACATATCCATAAGTTTTGCTTGCCGTACTGTTGGCAAAATGGCTAAGTGTTGCGCTGCCATTTGTCTGTGCGCTGACATACACATTATCCATAGCGTTAGGGGCTACATACTGCATAGTTGCTATAACTGATGGTGTTGCTGGTCTTGTTGGGCTAGTTTGCGTTGGCAGTTGTTCTATTGAAACTGTTGTACTTTCTGCTCGCCATACAATTTCTACATAATCATTTGCTGCAAGTTCTACAAAGTAATTTATGGCTGCAATAAGATGACCATAAATACTTGCGCTTTTTCTTGCTGGTACAGTAAACATACTATTTGATGCTGTAATATTAGTACCGTTTTTTCTAAACCAAATATCTACAGTATGTTGTGCGTTATCTGTATTTTGTAACTGTACGCTAAATTGCACATTATAAATACCTGCATTTCTAGCATTTAAACGACTACTATTAGATAAATAAACACCATTAGAAAAATCTGTGGTGTCAAATGTCATTGGATATGCAGTTGTAGTGCTTGCTGCCGCTTGATCTGTAGAGTCTTGAAACGCTCCATAAGGTGCAGTATCGGCAAAAGCAGCAGCCGACTTAGGCACTAGCAGAATCATAGAATCTCTACTTATTCTAGGATCATTAATAGTGGTGGTTGTAGCGTTCCCTGTGGCTAATGTAACAAGCCCAGTATTGTTGGTCTTGCCATCCATCATTCCATTGACGATCTCGGCTACAGCTCGTTGATCGCCACCAGCAGGAGGAAGTCTACGAAACATTATCTGCCGCCCTGTGGAACTAAATCAATTTCTACGGCAGCAGCCGTTTTCCAGTTAGCACCGCTAGGGTAAACCCTTACTCTATGGTATTTGCCACCAGCACGTAGGGATACCCTGTTCTCGCTGTCTGCTGCTACGGCAGTACCAAAGCTAGGGACTTCGTTTAACAACGCTCTAGAGGCTACAGAAACGCTTGCAGAGCCAGTATCTACCTTTGGCTTGGCTAACATAATGATTGACTGGTTTCCGTTGCCTAGATCGCCTGTAGTGACATAACCAGACTTATTAGCCCCAGTAAAAGTAACAATTTTGGTATCTTTTACTCCTGCCAATACAAACTTACCGCCAGCCCAAATACGGCTATCAAAAGAAGTGCTTATAGTGTCCATATTCCCAAAGGTATCTAAGCCTTCTAGGGTTACTCCAGCCTGTGCCAATGTTGCTACATAAGTAGAAGTAGTGTCCGCCTCAGACCATTTTTTAGTTTGGAAGTTGTAAATTATTAATCGTTTCTGGGCAAAGATGTCTGTGTATTGCCAAACGATTAGTTTACGAATGACATCTATGCTGGCACTCATCTTATCAATTTGAGATTGATCTGCAAAAGTAAAGAAGTAGCGATCTACTTTTTCTGCTCCGATAGGCGTAACTGTCTGCCCATCGCACATATAAAAGCCATCATCAGCTAGGAAAAATACTAAGTTACCAAACTGGGCTATTGAATTTGCCTCATAGCACCCAATATTCCTAGCAATGGTATCAAACTGAAAGAATAGTGGAGCGCCTACATAAGACATCCTAGAGATTGCTTTTTCTAGGAAAACCAATCCATACTCACCACCAGTAATGCCACGAATATCGCCACCATCTGCAATGACTTGGCTATCAGATTGGCTTGTAGCCCCAGGAGTCCAATCGGTTTCATCGTTTAAATCAGACCAATAAACCTTAGATTCCTCTCCTGATACATTGCCAGCCACTACAAAATCTCTAACTGTAGTCACAAACTTAGCAGTAGGAGCTGCGGCATCTAAATCAGCAAATGCTGTAGAACTTGCTAAGTTCCATACTTGGAGTTTGTTTACGCCATTGGCAGCAATCAGGGATGGCCCATATTGAGCAAAAGTCCAACGATTAGAACTAGAGTATCCACCAGATTTAGAAACATCTGCTAATGCTAATGTAGTCGAATTGTATTTAAATAGTTTAGTAAAGCCACCAGCAAACAAAGTAGTAGTGCCACCAAACTTAGTAGCAAATACATTGTTTAGGTTTTCGCTTGCTGCGCCAGATAACTCTACCAACTCAGGAAATGGGCCATAGCCTACTGCCTGGGGAACGACATTGTAGGCATCCTGTATAGAACCAGTTATTCCAGCTTGGTCTGGTAGCCATTCGCCAAATTCTACTATTGAGGTAGCCATGTATTACTTCCCGTTGTTTTGTCTGTCCAATTATTGCTTGTAACATTTGCTGCTGTCCAAGTATTACCGCCTACTCCAGAATTGCTCCACTCCTCACCAATTCGATACCCAACAACAACTATTGTACCAATTCCGTTTACAGATGAGTTTGCTGAAAAAACCGCATTGCCATTTACTAAAACTGTTCCCAATCCTACGATTGATCCGTTTCCACTAGCAGTAAAGTTTCCAAGGCCACTTATTGATCCTATGCCATTAATAGATCCAGCGCCTAATGCTTGCCTTATTCCTTCTGATACAACCGTTCCAACTCCGTTAATAGAGCCATCACCCAATGCTACTCTTATGCCATCTGCGGATGTAGAGCCAACTCCTGTAATGCTTGCGGAAAAAAGTAATATTACTGTAGGAAAAGCAATAGCAGTACCAATGCCATTTACAGATCCAGCACCATCTGTAGCTAATACATCTCCTACGCAATAATCGTATTCCCAATAACCATATACGACATATTGATCTTCGTAAGCCATTATTTTTTTATCCAAACATCAAGAAAAAGTTACTGGCTCTACATAATTAGGGTCTTTAGGAAACTCTACTTCCCAAGGAAAACCAGCTTGATTGCTAATATCTCTTAATGCTTGTCGATAAGTAGACCATGCTTGTTTATCTACAGGAGCATCTGTCAGTTGAGTCCAATCGCATAGTGCTAGTAAATCATCTCGTTGCTTACGAATTGTAGCGGCTTGAGAAGCACTCTTAGATGCAATCTCGTCTTCGGTTAAAGGTTCTACTGCAACAGTAAAGACTTGATTATCTTCAATGTATGGAACAGCCGATACTAGCTTTTCAGTATTAGAGTTATGTGTCTTAAACACAGTAACACCTAAACAGCTATTATCTTCAAGGAATTGAGCGTTAGCACCAGAACTTGGAAACGATGTATTAGGAAACATGGATTTGTAGTCAGCTACAGCAACAACTTGTTCATCTTCAATTTTTGCAATTAACATATAAATCCTTATTGATTAGGGAATGGCGCAGTAGGCGCAGTAAAGTCGGCAAGGTATCTTGCAACACCATTGGTAATACGCACTTCATCTAAATAGCCATTGTAAAAGTTTGCAGCAGTACCAGCAGATGCACCTAGTCTTAAAAATTGGTCTGTAAGGCTAGTTGATGATGTTCCTGAGCCAGTAACAGGCTTTGTGCCGTTTAAATAAAGCGTAATTGTTGTGCCACTTTTTACTACGGCTACATGAGTCCATGCGCTTATTGTAATTCCAGTAGAAGAAGTAAACAAAATAGCATTATTTACCGTTACTGAAATAAACCCAAGGGCAGTAATTGAAATTAATATTCCTGTTGTGGCAGTAGCGGTAGAACGAGTGTCTATTAATGACTGTAAAGCCGTTACAGAGTTAGGGTAAACCCATGCCTCAATTGTAAAACTTCCCGTTCCAAAAGCGTAATAAGGATTATTAGGAAAGTTTAAAACGCTTGTTGTGCCATTAAAACTAATTGAGCCTGTTCCATATTTAACAATAGAAGTATTGACTTGCGTTGCACCAACCGTAATAGAATCGCTTTTAATAGCGTTATCTACAATCCCAGCGTTAGTTCCACTCAGAAGTAATGAAGTATTTGTAATAGCTGTTAAAGGTGCTGTTGGAACTGTTATTGTTTCTGCTGTTCCATTAACATAACGCAAGTCAGCAATATACCCATTCATTACAGTAGATGCACTTCTATTAGCACCAGCATAAAGCGTAGAAGTTTGATTAAAATCAGTTGCAACAGTAGATGTGGCTGAACTTATACCATTTATATAAAGTTGAAAGCCATTTGTTGATGTGCTAGTTCTTACGGCAGCTACATGAGTCCAAGCATTAGCAGGAATTGTTGTAGTTGTATCAATATTAGTTGTTGTGTTAGTAAAACGCAATACATTGGTTGAAGTTATACCCAAAGTAAACCCAGTTGATGCACCGCCCTTAGAAACGATTGAATGTGCTGTTCCAGCAACGCTTCTATAAACCCAGCATTGAATTGTAAATGCGTTAGTTCCAAATTGTAAATTTACATTATCAGAAACACTTAAATAATCTGTACTGCCATTAAAATAATTACTTCCACCATTTACGCTTGTGCTATATGCAGAAGTTGGTGCAAAAGGACTCCAAGGCTGTACTGAAGGTGTACTAATTTGAGAAATAGTAAAATTATTACTTGAGTTATCTACAAACCGATTAGACTGGCAAGTAAGCAACCTTGTATTTGTAATGGCCGTAAGCGGTATAGTGCTTGGGGTAAAAGCGGATGTATAAACGGCAGTTCCAATAACCCAACGAAAATTTGATATATACCCGTTAAAAAACCTATTCGGGAAAGATGCGTTAAAGCCGCCAATAATGACGCTTGCAACAGGACTATCAATTGCATCTCCTGCCGTCAAAGTGTGTGTAGCTGAAGAAACTCCATTAATATATAAAGTTAATGTGACTCCGTTTCTAACTACAGCAATGTGTACCCATTGGTTTAATGGAACAGTTGAAGTAGTAGTAAAGTTAGCAATTAATGTTCCACCATTTTTAGTGAATACAAAATCTAACGTGTTTGCTGAAAGTATTCTAAATTGTATAGCCCTTAGTGGACTTGGGTTTTGTTTGCTAAAAATTGGAACTTCAGTTCCCGGGTTTAAACGATTGTAAATATATGCTTCTATCGTAAAATTGCTAGTTCCAAATGTATATTGTGCATTATCTGCAAGTGATAAAAGGTCGTTTGTTCCATTAAAGTTATTACTAAAATAACCAGCTGCTTGGCTAAACGGTGTGTATGTACCTTGCGTAGGAGTGCCATTACGGGCAATAGTAAAGTTATTAGTAGAAGAATCTAAAAAGGTATTATTCTGCGACCCATTAGTTCCATCACCATGAAGCAATACGCTAACTTGCTTAAAGTTAGCATCCGTAGCCTGTGCAGCAGCAGCTCTGAAACGTCTTAGCTTGTGACTAAGCATTAGGCTACTCCACCTATTGAAGCTCCATAAACCTTACTGCCAACTTTCCATAGCTCAATGACTGTGTATCCAGATGTAGACAATGTAGGTGCTGTGCCACCAACCCAAGTTATTCCACCAGTACCAAATGTAGAATCAGTCCAAGTAATTGTGTACGCTGTGCCATCATCTACTAGCAGGGTGATTGCCTCACCTGCTAAAAAGTTTGTGCCTTTTGGTGTGCGACTTGCGCCTAAGACAATAATCTGAATAGAGCCGTTTGCTGGGTCAATCTCAAATGCAGCAACATCGGTAATCGTAAACACATCTTCTAAAATAGTGCCAATCAAAGCTGGGTCTGTTAGAGTTTTATTGGTAAGAGTCTGCGTTCCTGTTGGCGTTACTACATCGCCCCAAGCAGGAGTATTGCCTGTACCAGCCGATGTTAATACTTGACCTGCTGTTCCTTGTGCGCCATCAAAGCTAGTAATTCCTGTAACGGCTAAATCTACTACGCTTGCAGATGTAATTGTTAGCGCAGCAACAGTATTACCAGACTGTATTTTGTCTGTGTTGAGATTACTAAAGTTGGTATCTACTTCATTATGGGTAAGAGGTGATCCCTTACCACTTCTGGTAACTATCGTAGACATGGCTTACCTTACGCTAAAGTTACTGATACGCTTGATGTAGCAAACTTAAATACATCGCCACTTGCAATAGTCTTAGATGTGGTTAGCGCACCATAGTACAGCATATTGCCGGTAGTTAAGGCATCAAAAATTGCAAAGTGAGTAATCGTTCCCCATGAACCTGTAGCCTGGTCAAACTCAACAGCAGCCGCAGAGTTGGTCGTTACTCCGTTAGAAGGAGCAGCAAAGGTAATGGCCTTGCGAGTGTAGCCTGTGCCAGTACATTCTGTACCTGATCCTGCTTCTGTTGGATCAGAAGTAAATAGGGCAGCATAAACTGTAGTAGGTGATGTGTATGATGTGTTTCTTAGAGTAGCGTTAATTAATGCGTTCTCTAGGTAGTTTGAGATTGCAGACATGATTTTCCTATCGTGATGTTAATTGCATTGTTAGTGGTACTCCAGCGTACTCTGAGCTTTCGTCTGATCCGTTAATATCAGAAGTTGCTCTATCGTATAAGGTAGCCCAAGTTTGCACTCTGGCATCGTTCATAAGATAAGGCTCTGCCTCTGCCAAGGATGCGTAAAGCAGGGCATCTGGGAAGTTAGCAAGATAGTCATTTGTAGCTACACTTGTAGATAATGGCGTTGGCTTGTAGTAATAAAGCATCTCTACAACATAGGCCGAATCTGGTACTGGAGCAAATTGGATTTCAGCGCCAATAATTGTGTAGTACACCGGCAGACCAGACTCACCAGCCCTAGCATTACGAGAGAACAAAGAAGGCGATAAGTAGCTAATGGTGTTTCTTGGATTGCCTTGAGTAAATATATCTCGCATCTCTAAGAAGTCTGTAGGCAAACCAACAGTAGAATCGCCAGCCGTCATTGTTGCTGTAGCAGCCTTGAGGGTTTGGCGAGTACGGATCTCCCTTGATAAGCGAATCTCTGCAAACGTAATAAAGTCAGGGATGACTGCCGTTAAATCGGATCGACCTAGATAGTTGGCTATAGAAGTCTTTAGTTCTGTATATGTTGCAAAGCCCATTAGGACACCTCAATATTATGCCAGCCGTATGTGTAATTACCTATGTGGCCTATCTCCATTGAGAGATCGTGATCCACATAAGTATCTATTCCTGCATCTTTCGCTTTAATGCAAAAGTAAATATCTTCGCCTAATAACTTTCCATTTGGCAGTTGCTCAAAGTAAA